CTTGAGTCTCACAATAATGAGGAAATTTGCTTGCAGAAGCGTCTTGTGGAACCACAACGGAAAGCTGCCGAGTTGATAATTCAATCTACTCCTCGGCACAAGGGATTGCCCCCCGCGCGGTTCACGACTTACGCGAGTGAGTTCGTGGACCTGGTTTTGGGTGGAAAAGTGGGGGCGGGTCATCCGATCTTTGTTGATGACGTGATTGAGCGACAGAATCTCCCGCGGCAACGCGAGAGATCAATGCGACGTATTATGGACGTCGCTGAGAAATTCATGGTGCAAGCCTTCCAAAAGAAGGAAGCGTACTCAGTTCCTAACGATCCGAGGAACATCAGTACGTGTCCCACCATGCATACTCTGAAGCTGTCATCGTTCACGTTAGCTTTCAAGGAAGATTGTTTGAAACACTGCGCGTGGTACATGCCTGGGAAGACTCCTTTGGAGATTGCGCAAGCAATCATGCTCTTGGCTAGTGAGAATGAGTCGCTCGTTGAGGGTGACTATAGTCGTTTTGACGGCTCCATTTCGCGCTGGCTTCGAGTCAATGTTGAGTTCCCGTGCTACCTGCGGTGGATTGATCCACAGTACATGGTTGAGTTGAATGAGTTGCTGATGTCAGAGTTGGACGCGAAAGCGTTCACTAAGCTGGGTACGAAGTACTCCCCAATGTGTTCGAGGTTGAGTGGTTCTCCCTTGACTACTGATGGTAATACGCTGATCAATGCGTTCATCGGGTTCGCGACAGTTCGCGAATTTGGGGCTGACAAAGCATGGGCATTCGAAAAGTCTGGAGTGTACTATGGTGATGACTCGTTGATGAGTGGGAAGGTTGTCCATCCGACCAAGCAACTTGGGGACTTGGTACGTGTCGCGTCGGCGGTTGGGTTGCAGTTGAAAGCGAAGGAGGTGCATCAGCATTCACCAGCGATGTTCCTATCACGTTGCTTTCCTGACCCGTGGGTTTCTCCGGATTCGATGTCAGATCCTTTGCGAGCGTTGGCAAAGATCCACACTACTGTTGATACATTCAC